TTAGTCACAGTTAGTCACAAATGGAACTTTTATCTTTTCTATTTCTGTCCGAAGTTCTTCCAGTGTCCTGTGGCCGTACACCGCATTTGTAACATCTCCACCAAAAGAGTGGCCGAGCATTCGCTTTCGATCATTCTCACGGACACCATATTTTTCACACAGTGCGGAAAAGGTGTGTCGACAATCGTGCGGCGTGTGTTTCGGATTGCCGACTATTCCTAAATGTTCCAGTGTAGGATAGAACAATGCTTTTCTGTGATGCTGCTGAGTATATACGCATAGTTTCCCATCTTGTGTCAACACTTTCTGCTCAACAAAATGATATACAGCAGGATGTATCGGAACAATTCTGTTTTTACCGGCTTTTGTTTTGATTCCACCTTGAAAGTATCTTTCTTCTAAGTTGGTCGTAAGTTTTAGCACTTCCCCGATTCTCCAGCCGGAGTAACACATAATAAGAATGAGCTGCACTTCTGGATCGTCGGTATTATTCCACAGCACTTGCATCTCCTGATCAGAAAATGGCGTTCCATGTTCGGTGTCATTATCAGCGTTGACATGGACATATAACGCCTTATTTTCCGTTACGATTTCTGAATATACTGCATATTTGTACATCTGTTTAAACAGAGTCAAAATAGCCATCTGGCTTTGCTTTTTCAGCTTACAATCATCAATAACCTTCTGCATGTCAGGAGCCTTTAAATCTTCAAATATGCGATTATGCAGAGCAGTACAGTTTGTATAAGCTGTCCGATATGCTTCCTTTGAACTGTATGACAGTTTTGTCCCATCTGGGAACTTCCACGCATAAAACTGCTTATATACATCTGAAAACGTCAATTTCTTGATTTCCGGGTGTTTATCCTCTACGCCCTTGATTGTATTGTAGTCAGCAATTAAACGGCTTATAAGAGTATCTATGTCGGTTGTAGGGGACACCTCAAGAGTCCGTTCCATGCCGGGTTGATACGTGCCGGCTTTGTATGCTGTCAGGACAGTGAAACCTTTTATCCAGTCATCCACGTAGCAGATCGCCGGCGGACGTTTTAGTTTTCCATTATCGCCCAGTGTAGCTGGCGGATGCACTGCGAAGCAGTTTCTCCGGTTCTTGCCAAGGAACCGGATAGAGCCGAAGTTATTCGGCAGTTTTGGATATTTCTTTCTTTTCTTCGCCATTTTTATTCCTCTTTTCTTATAGCTGTTTTTTAGGTATAAAAATAACAGCCGAACAAATTTTCTGTCTTGTTCGACTGCTCCGAAGATGATACAATATGTCTTGCCAGAATATAGCATCTCTCCGGAGATGTATAAACGCCGTCCCGGTACGCCAATGCCAGGGCGGTTTTTTATTTAATTATGTGATTTCCAATTTACTCTCATTACAATTCCTACAATCCAATAAATTCCACCAGAACAAGCACCCAATATTAAAATCCAAAACCAACTTAAATACCATGGCATTTTCCGTTTTATATACGGTGTACCTGAACTCGCCGCTGAGGATGCAGAGGAAGATGCAGAATTATTAATGATGATGTCTCTGTTGTTAGAAGCCAACTGCTCTACTTGTTTTCCGCACTTTGGACACACTACACAGTCGTCGTCAATAAGTTCTCCGCAGTGCTTACAATATTTTTTCTTTTCATTCATGATAAACACCCTCCTGATATGTTTTCGCCACACTTCGCACTTTTTATGCGGATTATGTGTTTTGTACCGCTGATTTTGCAATATTATGTAAAGTACGGTTATTCGTGGTATTTTTATTTTATCATTTTAAGAGCATATTGTAAAGATTTAAGACGAAATAGAGTGATTTAGATGAAAAAGAAATGTTTTTTTCTATAAAATAGTGAGAGTTCATGTATATCATTGGCAGTTGCCAAGAGTCGGAATAGGTGGTATAATAGCAAGAGTGAACTAATGTTCGGTTCTATTTCCCGCAAGCCGAACATATACTGTAGTGTAGGCGGTAGTTGTACAGGGAGGGTTATTTATGGATTATAAGAAAGAGATTATTGAGATGATAGAGAATACTGAAAATGAGGGCAAGTTAAAATTTGTCTATACAATTCTTATCAAATATCTAAAATCAAAGAAGCAAGGGGATTAACCCTTGCTCTTTTTGTTTAGCGATGAAACTATTTGTTTTATTGCTTTCTTATCTTCTTTATCGAGTGCTTTGTATTCCTCGATAAAATCTAAGATGTCAGGTTCTGACATAAGATTTCCAATTATGATTGCATAATCGTCATCGCTTTTAGAACCCATGAGGTATGTCGGTGTTACTTCCAGAACGCCACATAGAAGTTCAATAGTGTCCATGTCTGGCTTGCATTTATCTTTTTCCCAGTCACTAATTGAATTATGCTTTGCATTGATTTTTTCTGCAAGTTGCTTCTGAGTCAGCTTCTTTGCCGTTCTGGCTTGCTTGATTTTCTCGCCAAATGTCATTATCGGTTCCTCCTTTCATGATTAATAATAATATATAAATTTCGAACTGTCAATAAAATAATTTCGATTTTCTCGAAATTTCTTCTTGACATTCGGATATTTCGAAGTTATACTGTAATTGTTCGATGAGAACGAAATTCAAACAGAAAGGAGAAATGAAAATGTGCGTTGGTAAAAAAATTAAATCATACCTTGAGAACAACGGCATAACACAGACATTTGTCGCCAATAAAACTGGCATTCCTGTTCAGAAACTCAATCTTTCTCTCAATGGAAATCGCAGATTAGATTTCGATGAATACGAATTAATTTGCGGGGCGTTATCTGTTGGGACTGACAAGTTTCTTGAACCGAAAATTCCAGAGCAGAAAGGAGTATAAATGAACGAATTACAGATTTTTAATTCAGAAGAATTCGGAGATATCCGAACAATAACTATTGATAATGAACCTTGGTTTGTCGGAATTGATGTAGCGAAATCATTAGGATACGCAAATCCTAAGAATGCAGTTCCTAAACATGTCAGTGAAGAAGATAAGCTGAATACCCAAATTGAGTACGCAGGTCAGAGACGCGAAGTAACGATTATCAACGAATCCGGCCTCTACTCTCTCATCTTCGGGAGCAAACTTGAATCAGCTAAGAGATTCAAACGCTGGGTAACAAGCGAGGTTCTTCCAACAATTCGAAAGACAGGTTCATACCGGAAACCACTGACGACAGTTGAACAGATACAGGTTATTGCGACAGGATTCTTAGATCACGAAGAACGGCTTAACAGACTTGAAAACACCATGACTATTGACTATGCACAGCAGGAAGCTATTAGGGACTTAGTGTCAAGTGTCGTAATTGCTCACCTTGGTGGGAAAGAATCAAATGCTTACAAGGAAATTGGCAAGAAAGTATTTGCTGAATGCAACAGGGATATAAAGACTTACTTCACAGTAAATGCCCGCAATAACATTCCTAAGCTGAGATTTGAAGAATCTATGGAATATGTCAGAAATTGGCATCCATGCACCAATACAGTAATGATGATACGTGACTGTAACGCTCAAATGAGTATCAGTTAGAAAAGAGGTTTATATGAGTGCAGTTGATAATTACGTAGAGCAGAATGCACAGATTCATCAGTTCGCCGCAGAGGTTGCGAGAATCATATCAGGCATTCCACAGATGCCAGAATTCTCATCAGAAATCCTGACCGTAGCCGACGCGAGTCAACTAATCGGACTTCCTATTACAGCAATCCGGGCAGGGATTGTGTATGGATGGTTGCCGATTGGCGTGGCTGTGCAGAATAACAAGCCAGCAAAAAGCCTTTCCGGTGGACGAATCACATACATCATAAGCCCTAGGAAAGTCTATGAAGTAACTGGTCATGTCTGGAAAGGCAAAGAGGCTCTCAATAAGTGAGTGCCCCGGAGGGAGCCGAAACCTCCACCCCGGAGCTTTGCACCACTAAAACACCTTAGTGGATAGATACATTATAGTTCTCTATCTGCTAATTGTAAAGACAAATAAGAAAAAATAAGGAGAAATTAGCTAGATATGAGCGAAATTAGAAACAAAAATCAGCCAACATGGGCTGACATCGAAGTAGCACTTGCGACTGAGATTGTCGAAGAAAGCAAGAAAAAGTCAAAAAGATGGTTCACGGCATGGATTGTGACAGTCGCCGCACTGGTGGCAAGCAACCTTGCGTGGATTCTGGGAGAAATGAAATAAAATGAAAGAGTATATGTTAATTGCTGTTTGTATGCTTGCCGGGAAATATGTGGATATACCTATCTGGCTAAACATCTTTTTCGGTATCTCGGCAGCATGGGCGGTACGCCAGATGAAAGCAGACTGGCAGTAGGAAATAAGGAGGATGAGAAGATGTTCGAGAAAGAGATTGATGAAATTTATGAACTCTGTAAAAGAGTTGTGAACGAAGTTCCGACAGCTAGTATTACGTTTGATTATTCAAGCTACGGTCTGAACGTAAGGGGAATTAAAAGAAAAGAAGACGTTGACCTTCCCGACGGCGAATTCGAGTGGGATTTGTACCAAAACGTATCTTTTGACCCATTTTACAAGAAAGAAAGTCGTGAAAAGCTTAATAAAATCAAAGCTTTCTTGTTGGAACTTCTGATAGATGGGAAGTGTCCGAATGAGTAAACAGATAGCGATTATGAAACTTCTTCCCAGTCTGGAGATAGCAGGATGTATTAATGAGCTGCTCAGAGAACTTCAATCCAGAGGGGATCACATTTTGGACTATGAGAACTGCGATATGTCTCTGGACCATGTGGAATATCACAAGGCTGAAGGCATCGATGGAGAGAAGTTCGGAGATGCTTCAGACAACCTGTACTGCTTTTTCAAGGCGGTGTGAACATGGATGAGAGGATTAATGAGGTTCTGAGATTGATTGATATACAGCTTGCCACAGTCCCGGATAACCCCATTGAAGAATCATACAAGGCAAGAATGCTAGCAAACTATGTACAGGCTTTAAATGGGCTTTTAACGGCTCAGAAATCGTATAAGGAGGAAACGAATGAGTGAATTTGAAATCCGTATTCCAGCAAGAAAGAAACAACTGGTAACCGGAAAAGACAATCAGGTTGTAAAGGTTTCATCAGACGCATACAACGCACTGGTTGAAATCTATAACGAATCAACCTTATCAATGAAAGATATTGCAAGCTTGCTGATTATTGAGGGAAGCAAACATGTGGTTTATGACAAGGAGGAATGACTTATCGCAACACCCGTATTAATTATAGGAAAATCTGGTTCTGGCAAGAGCACCAGTCTTAGAAACTGCCAGAATGAACACTGGAATCTTATTAGAGTATTGAATAAACCGCTTCCGTTTAAAGGAAAAATTGACGGATGGTTTACAGATGATTATCAGCAGGTAATGAAGTGCCTGATCGCATCAAAAGCAGAGTCTATCGTAATTGATGATGCAGGATATCTTATCACGAATCATTTCATGAAGGGACACGCTTCTGCTGGAAAAGGCAATGCAGTGTTCGCTCTGTACAATGATATTGGAGACTATTTCTGGAATCTTATCCAGTTCATTGTAACAAAAGTACCGCAGAATAAAATTGTTTACCTTATGATGCATGAGGAAAAAGATGATTCAGGGGAAGTAAAACCTAAGACAATTGGTAAGCTTCTGGACGAAAAAGTTTGCATCGAGGGCATGTTTACTATCGTTCTTCGCTGCATCGAAGAGAGTGGAAAACATTTATTTGTCACCCAGTCCAGTCAGGGAGCAGTAAGCAAGTCCCCGATCGGGATGTTTGACAGCTTAACTATTGATAACGACCTTGCAGAAGTTGACAAGGTTATTAGAGATTACTACGAATTAGGAAAAGGAGAGAATAAAGATGAATAAACCAACAGCGTATGATACTACACAGGCAGCAGGAGAATTTGAACCAATTAAGCTTGGTGGTCATAAGATGGTAATTAAGCAGATATCAGAGAAAAAAACACAGGGTGGACTCGATATGCTCGTTATCTTGTTTGATTTCGCAGAAGGAGACGAACAGGCCGGCTATTTCATGAAACAGTTTGAGAACGATATCCGTCCAGACAAGAAATATCCGAATGCAGGTACTAATTACATGGTTATTGATGAGGGTGTAGATTATGGTGTCCGTAACCTTAAAACATTTATCACATGCGTAGAAAAATCAAATCCGGGATTTGCCGTTAAGTGGGGCGATAACTTCGGGCAGCAGTTTAAAGGAAAGCTGATCGGTGGAATCTTCCGTCTTGAAAAAGACTGGTACGATAACAAAGAAGTAAAACGTCACAAGCTTGCATGGTTCCGAAGTATTGAGGGAATTAAGGATGCAGATATCCCAGAAGAACGTACCACAAAAGCCTATGACGATCATCTGAAAGAAGAAGCTATCATGGGAGCAAATCCGTCAGGTACGGACTTCATGAGTATTCCAGACAGCGTGGCAGATGATGTCCTTCCGTTCAATTAAAAGGATGTGTTTTTAATGGTTATACAAGCGGACACAAGAGAACACAAAAAGGAATGGGAACGGATTCAAAAACAGTTTGATGACATTGGAGTACAGTATTTCAGATCAAAGTTATATTGTGGAGATTATCAGTCGCTTGACAACGCAAAGCTCTGTATTGACCGTAAGAAGGATTTACAAGAGCTTTGTGGAAATGTCTGTCAACAACATGAAAGATTCAAGGCAGAACTTATCAGGGCACGTGAAGCCGATATTCAGCTGATTATCCTATGTGAGCATGGACCAGATATTAAATCAGTTGGCGATGTGTATTTTTGGGAGAACCCAAGGAAACACAAAGTTATCTGGAGGACGATAAACGGCAAAAAAGTAAAGACTGTAATCTCTGACAAGGCTGTTGATGGCTGCCAGTTGTATAAATCTCTCTGCACAATCAGAGATAGATACGGAGTCCGATTTGAATTCTGCACGAAAGAAGAAACTGGGCGGCGGATCGTGGAGCTGCTGTCATGACTAAGGGAGAAATCAAACAGTCAGTAAAAATGCCAGAAATTCTCTCCAGGTACGGGCTAAGGCCGAATAGAGCAGGATTTATATGTTGCCCTTTTCACAAGGAAAAGTCAGCGTCCTGCAAAATCTACGATGATTCCTTTTACTGTTTCGGCTGTGGAACTGGCGGTGATGTGTTTGATTTTGTGATGCAATACGAATCCGTCCCTTTTAGTACGGCGTTTATTGAGCTGGGTGGCACTTATATATCAAAAAAAGGTAAAAGCCGCAACCAGATCAGACATGAAATGCGAGATATTAAATTAAAAAAACACAACCCTGTTCAGGATCCTAATGAGATTGAGCAGGTAGAAAAGAACATACTTATGTACGAAACAGCACTAAAAACGTTCCCTCCTGATTCAGAAGAGTGGTATATGTGCCAGTTTAATCTTGAGAAAGAAAAAAGCAGATATGAAATGTTATCAGCTAAGTCAGGAGGTGAGAAAAATTCTTGAAAATATTGAAAATTTACAGGCACAAGACTTTATGGAGAAGCAGTTGTATGAAGAGCTTTTTGCGATAAAAAGTAAAATCGACCGCTCAGAAATCAAATTCAAACTGATGGACCGGGCGAAAAGTGTGAAAGCAAAGCACATAGCAGAAGAGTTCATAAAGGAATTTCAGAAAGTAGAGCAGGAAAAGGAAAAAGAAGAAAAAACAAATCGTTCCATGCAGCTGGTTGAAAACATCACAAACTTTTATCCTGATTCTGTTGATAAGGAATATCCTAACATGGCTTGTGGCAGCTGGATAGCTACAGAGAACGGAATATTTTCCTCTGAAACATCTAAGGCGAGAGAACTTGTATGCCACCACCCGATCATGCCGATACGTCGTCTAAAAAACATCGAGACAGGAGAGGAACAGATCACGGTGGCTTTTAAAAGGGATGGATATTGGACAGAAATAACTGTTCCAAAAATTGACATTGTGACTTCCAGGGCAATAACTAATCTTGCAAGGTTCGGGGTGCAGGTCAACTCAGAGAATGCAAGGCTTCTCGTAAAGTATCTGGCGGATGTTGAAATGTACAATGCCGATATGATCGACATACAGCACTCTACAAGCAAACTGGGGTGGCATGGTAATACATTTGTCCCTTACGACCTTTCAATCGTTTTTGACGGTGAATACCGCTTTAAAACGCTATTCCAAAGTATACAGGAAAGTGGAGACTACTTCAAGTGGGTGACTCTGGCTAAGCAGCTACGATCATGCGGACGATTGGAACCGCGAATAGCACTGGCAGCATCTTTTGCGAGTGTTCTTATACAGCCGCTTGATGCGCTACCGTTCATCGTAGATTTCTATGGGCAGACAGGAGGCGGAAAGACGGTAACAATCAATATAGCGGCATCGGTTTGGGGGAATCCGGCACCGGGAGCCTATGTTGGGAATTTTCGTTCAACAGATACATCATTGGAGACAAGGGCAGATATGCTCAATAACTTTCCGATGATTCTGGACGACTCGAAGAATGCTTCTCAGTATATCCGGGATAACTACGAAACATTGATTTACAATCTCTGTTCTGGCAAAGGAAAAGCACGTTCAAATAAGGACCTCGGAACAGCTAAGGAAAATACATGGAGTAATGTGACTATTTGCAACGGTGAGAACCCTATTTCGGAATTTGCAGATTCCGGCGGAGCTATCAACAGAATTATTGAAATTGAATGTTGTGAGGATATTTACGAGAATCCAGCAGAGATTAACGGCATTGTCGTGAAGAACTACGGCTTTGCTGGAAGAGTGTTCGTTGGAAATCTCAAACAGTTCACATCGGATGATCTGAAAGAAATGAAAGCCGAAATTGAGAAAGGTTTTGACGGATATGACTTTCCAGCAAAGCAGGTAATGGCAATATCTACACTTCTGCTGGCTGACAAATTAGCTACAGATTTCATATTTAAGGATGGACGTGAGCTGACGGTCGAGGACGTTGTAGACATACCTACACGCAAGAAAGATGTATCAGAAGGTCAGAGATGCTATGAATTCATTCTTGAAAGTCTCTCAGTGTACGGACAGCACTTTGATGCGCAATTTAGCTGTGATCAGTGGGGATTCAAGGAAACGCCAGATGAATATGGAGATGTATATGTATATTTTTATCCGAAACCTCTTGAAAACCTTTTGAAGAACAATGGATTCTCCAGAAAAGCCTTTTCGGCCTGGGCGATTAATCGAGAGTTAATCAAGCACACAGGAAAAAGAGATACGGTACTAAAAAGAGACGGTGGAAGTGTAATGAGGCTTATTGCGGTAAAGATTGTTGATATAAAAAGTCTTGAAAACGAGCAAGAAAATGAGGTTATTGAAACTGGTTTTCTGCCAGCTGATGCCGAAACAAATGTTCCGTTTTCGTAATTTGTAACCATGTAACCGTTGTAACACGAAAAAAAACATCCTATAGGAGAAAGTTTGAGAGTGTATAAAAAACATATACTCTAGTGATTCTCCTATATAAAAACCTTGGTTACATTGGTTACACGGTTACACACCTCTGAAGCCCACATAAAATAAGGGTTTGTGGCGTAACCAGTGGATTAAAAAAGCCGGTTACACACGGGTTACAAAATTAAAAAGTATATGCAATTAGATTTATTATAACAAAATTAACTGAATATTGCAAAAATATTCAGTTAACATAATTATTACAAGGAGTGGTTACAAAATGAAAAAAGACGATCTCAATAAAAAGCAAAGATATGCATTAGATACAATGCTGTCTGGCAGTAATGTTTTTCTGACAGGTGACGCAGGAACAGGCAAGACAACGGTTATCCAAACGTTCATCGATGAGGCGGAAAAAGCTGGTAAAAATATTCTGGTATCCGCCACTACTGGAATTGCAGCGGATAATATCGGATATGGGGCAACTACCGTACACCGAGCATTGAATATTTCAATTAAATTTGAGGACTATAAGAAAAAGGTGAAATCCAGAGCTGAACTTCTGAAAGAAGCAGATGTTCTTATCATTGATGAAATCAGCATGTGCCGGTTCGATTTGTTCAATATGATTGCAAAGACGATCATCACGGAGAATGAAGAGAGAGCAGTTGACAGACTTCTGATCGGAGAGGACAAAGAAGACATTCAGTTAATCGTGATAGGTGATTTCTACCAGCTTCCGCCAGTTATTACGACAGACGATCGAAAAATTCTCTGTCGGATGTATGGATCTGATTATGGAAAGGGTGGAAAGTATGAACATGGATATGCTTTCATGTCTGAATACTGGAAAGAAATGGGATTTGAATATATCAAACTTGATGAGGTATGCAGGCAGAATGATGAGGGATTTAAGTATGTGCTGAATGATATTAAATATGGCAACAATATTAGAAAATCCATTGCATATCTGGAGAACAACGAATCAGACAAAGTTATACCGGAAGCGCCGTTCTTGGTTGGCACTAATGCAGAAGCTGACAGAATTAACAATACTTTCCTTGGCAAGTTGGATAAAAAGACCGAAAAAGTGTTTCATGCAGCAGTTGACGGCGAGCTAACATCTGCCGATATTAAGAACATTGCATTTGCCAGAGAGGACTTAATTCTTAACATCGGTGCAAAAGTGATGATTACAGTCAATGATTTGTCTGGAAACTACGTTAATGGAACGATTGGCATCATTCAGAAAATTGTGGAAAACGGAGAATTTGAAGAATCTTATCTGGTTATCAAAACTGATAAGGGCAAAACAGTTAGCTTATATAGATACAATAAAGACATCGAGAAACAGGTTATTGAGGAATCCGAACAAGAAAAGGATGGTCGGAAGATCGTGAAAGAGAAGATTGTCCGTAAGAAAGTAGGCTCTTTCTCTCAGTTCCCGGTAAAACTTGCCTGGGCAATCAGCATTCATAAATCACAGGGACAGACATTTGAAAAAATCAACATTGACCCTTGCTGTTGGGATCCTGGACAGTTCTATGTGGCTGTTTCCCGGGCTAAATCAGCTAACGGCATACATTTTATCAGACCGATAAAACAGAGCTATATAAAGGCGTTTAGCAAGGATAACGAGCGACTTCTTGAACAGAGTTTTGAGGTAGAAGAAGGTGCGTAAGTATGAGAGTGACGCATGAGCAGATACCGAACACCATAAAGTTTTTACAGATTGACTTTCCGGCACTGGTCCTCCAGACTGCCGGAATTGAGGCAAAAGATGAATACTGGCAGCAGGTAGTTGAACAGATCCATGTTGTATCTGAAAAATATAACAAAAATGGATTTGTAGATCACATGCTTGTTGCTTATTCGAATTATCTTTCCAAGATGTTTAATAAGGCAAAAGAATTGGAAAAGGAGAATCAAAATGCCGTACAACACAAAGAATAGATACGAACAGGGACAGGCTCTCAGGAAAGAAATTTATATGTATATCGTCAGTTATATTAAACTGGTTGGATATGCACCGTCGATTACAGAGATTTCTGAAAGGGTGGATGCCGGGAGAGCTACGGTCTGGAAGCATATCAATAATCTGGTTGATGATGGTTTGCTCAAGACGAACCACCCCAGTACCGACAGGGCATATACTCCAGTTGGGTACGGAATAAGAAAGACAAGCAAGGAGATAAAATGAAACTTTATGACATTGTTGCAGCAGATGGTACATTCGTCGACAGTATGAGCAGAATAGAGATTTTGGAACGGTTCGGGATTTCTAAGGGAGTCTTTCAAAGATATCTGGATAATGGCGATCTGTTAGAAGGAAAATATCAAATAAATGATTATGACTGTGACATAAAAGCAAGGAAATGTAAGGACAGGGAATTATTCTTACAGTTTGACATTCTGACTCAGAAGATAAGGAGAGCTGTTGGATGGGAAAACTAAAAAAGAGCGGAGGTCTAACACAATGAATAAAATGCGTGAATATGAACGAGGCAGGGAAGACGGGCTTGACCTTGCCAGACGAATTGTCAAACAGGGCGGGATTGAAGCCCTCGAACAGGAATGCAAGTTCCGGGGTGCGACTGGAATACATACCTCTCTGGCAGTAAAAGACCTTGATAAAGCGTCAGAAAAGATAAAAGAGGTTATAGCGGATTCATTTGTAATATTGTCAATCGCTGTTCTGCATGATGATTTCGGTTTTGGCGAGAAGCGCTGTCAGAGATTCAGAAATGGACTTGACCGGGCTGCTGATTATATCAATGACGGTCTGGCAGAATGGATTGATTATGTAGACGCTATTAAAGAAGAGTTAGGGATTGTATTAAAGAATCCCGCAGAATAACGGGTATGTAGCATTCGAATAAATCAATCATGGAGGACTGCACAATAGCGTGTCAGTTGCTTACATGGAGAAAGTGAGGATGAAAAATGGAATTTAAAAGTAACGCCAAGTATGACGAAGAACCTAAAACTGGAAGTATTTTCGCCTTGAAATACAATTCTTTAGGAATTGTTATCCACAAATACGTTGGTTACGGAGATGCACTGTTTCTCAACTGTAGTGCATTGGATATTTTAAACTACGATCTCGGAACAGAGGATTTTAAGGAAGCTGTCAGTAAAACAAAAGAAATTATCATGCGTGAAGTTAAGAAAATTAGAGATGATTCATACAGATTCTATTCAGACAACAACATTGAATTTGATAGATATTAGGAGGACGTGAAATGTTAATCAGAAGTCAGGATAAAAGCCGATTGCTCAATCTTAACAATACACGAGAACTGCGATTCTGGGAATGTGCGCAAGGGTTTAATATAACGGATTGTGTGTGCCCAGTTGGACATTATTCCACCAAAACAAAAGCCCTTAAAGTACTGGACGTGGTTCAGGAAGCCTATGCAGATGCAAAATTAAATGAAATTCTTCTTCCTGATGTCTGCAAATCGGCCAGTGAATCTCAGAGGGGAAAAGATAATACATTAATTGCAAAAACTATTAGAAAAGATTTTATGAAAAAATGATATTCCAGATGCCAGAGGATAGTGAGGTGGAAACATGAAGTACAGAAAGAAACCAGTTGTAATGGCTTGAATGCTGTTACTGTAGAAAATGCGTAAAGGAAATCATGCGGGAGGAGGACTAAACATGACAGTAAAGCAGTTATTGGACGTTATAGATAAGAAAACAATGGTAGAAGTCAGAGGCGAGCACGACTGTGAACTTATATTTTCTACAAACAGAAATTGCGGATACTATACAAAAGACACTTTTGAAGAGATAAAAGAAAACACAGCCACACAGATTACTGCACTCGAAGAAGATCTGATTGTTATTTATATTGATTCTAAGATATGGATGGAATAATCAATGGAAATGTCAATTTTCGAAAAAGAGGGAGACTGGATTAATGGGAAGATGTAAATTAGAGTGTCCAGACGGTGAAACAGAGTGCTGCATCTGCTGTACTAAACAGGATTCCTGCCAGTGTAGATGTGACGATATGGACAGCTATGAATACGCAGAGGAGTGTGAAAATTATATTAAGGAGGATGAGTCATGATTACATTCTTATTAGGACTTACACTTGGAACCATATTCGGAGCGACTGGTCTTGTATGTGTAGCGATTATGTGCAATAAGCACCATCCAGATGAATGAAACAGTTGAAATTGTGAAAGGTGGTGGAGTTGAATGGGTAGATTAATAGATGCAGACGAATTAATTAAATACATCAAAATTTGGAAAATTGGGATGAGTATTAGTTCTGACCAGAAAGAATTTATTAATTGTGTCAATGAACAATTTACAGCTTTTGATTTAGATAAGGTTGTGGAACAGTTGAAGCAATTAAAAACGAGATACTTCTTAACAATAGCAAATACAGGAGATAAAAAGCTAGATGTTGCTTATGAAAATGTAGGAAATGCATTAGATAAAGCAATCGAGCTTGTGAAGGAGGGTGGAGTTGAATGAGAGAAATTCTTTTCAAGGCAAAGCGAAAAGATAACGGAAAATGGGTTGAGGGATATTATACGGAATGCAATGGCAAGACATTCGTTGGTATTAATATATCCATTTACAGTGATATATTTGAGGTTTTTTGTACTCCTGTAATTAGGTGGTTTGAAGTTGATCCAAAAACCCTCTGCCAATTTACAGGACTTTGCGACAAGAGCGGAAACAAGATATGGGAAAATGATACTCTGATGGCACACTTGGACGAATCCTATCCAGAGGATGTGACATATGAAACCGTTGAATGGGGTGTTGCCGGATGGGTAGCACACGAAACTGGTAGCACGGATAGAGAATATATTGATAAGTTTGATCTGAAACATTTCAAAGTAGTTGGAAATATCTTCGACAATCCAGAATTATTACAGGAGGAACACTGATGCAAAGAGAATTTATTTGCGGTGACTGCATGAATTTTCTCCCGGACTTTCCAGATAATTACTTCGATGTGGCAGTTGTAGACCCACCATACGGAATTAGAGAACACGGCGGTAAGAATCGTAGTAAATATGTAAAGCAGAAAAATGGAAGTTCCATTTATGTTCCTGATGGCGGCTATAAGAATTATGGTTGGGATAATAAACCGCCAGATCGAGAGTATTTTAAACAGCTATTCAGAGTATCAAAGAATCAGATTATATGGGGATGTAATTACTTTGATTACCCAATGGCAGGCGGATTGATGGTATGGGATAAATGCAATGATGGTTCAGATCAATCAGACGCAGAAGTCGCTTACTGCAGTCTTACAAGAAGGGTTGACATTTTTCGCTATATGTGGAGAGGAATGTTTCAAGGAAAATCAATAATTGAAGGAACAATACAGCAGGGCAACAAAAGACTGAACGAAAAGCGAATCCACCCAACCCAAAAGCCTGTAAATTTATATCGTTGGATATGCCAGAAATATCTGCAGAAAGGAATGAAGATTCTTGATACCCATGTAGGGAGCGCAAGTTCATTGATTGCCTATGAAGAATGTAGGCTTGAATATATCGGGTATGAAATTAATGAAGATTATTACAATGACGCTCACAAACGGTTAGAAGAATTTAGATCACAGATTACATTATTTGACTTAGGAATGGAGGAACACAAATGAGTAGTGCAAGTATGAGATTCGGAACTAAAGCGTATGTATGCGCAAGATATTTTCTTAGACCGGGAAAGTGTTTCAAATACATCGACCAGCGCGGCGAGGATGCTACAGAACACGTCTACGAGGTCATGGCATTATATCCGTACTGCGTCCTGTTAAGAGATTCCAGAAACGGAGTCAGAACTTGTCCGGGGTATAATACTTTAAGTCTGATGCTGAGAGGAAGTGAAGCGTATGAGTAAATCAGTATTAGTGATAGACGCACCAGAAAATTGCTATGATTGCCCGTTCGGAACTTCATACTGCGGTGAACTTGAATATGTGGGTTATTGTGAATTAGCTGATTGTTTAGATTATGATGTAATTCTGATGACAGAAGAACATTATGATTGTGAAAGTAAATCAAAACCTGTTTGGTGTTCATTGAAGCTGTTACCAGAGAAGAAAAGTACAACTGCACCCGTGAGCAATTACGAAGTGCAGAAAAACTTATTTGCCGCTGGTTGGAATGCTTGTATTGATGAGATTACAGGGGGAGAATGATGCATGGCAATGAATATAAACGAAACTGTGAAAAAATGTAATGTTTGTGGCAAATGGAAAACCACAGCGTATGAACCGGATTATCCGATACTTAATGATAGCTGCTTTAGGTATCCGAAAACAATTTTTATTTGCGAAGAATGTATGAAAAAGCGCGAAGAAAAGAATATATTTTTGTGAGGTGAAGCAGATGATTAACTTAACAAATACATGTGTTCTGGTCAGGACAAAAGAAGAAAATGAAATGCTTCTCAAAGAAGCTGAGAAGCAGGGATTTCATTGGTATAGAAAAGACCATTGTGAGCCATTACAAACACAATATTTTCCAGACATTTTAAAATTTTATGAACATGATATAACTTATGCGGCAAGTGTCAGATCAGACTTTGCTTTCTATGAGGCATCAGAACTCCTCGGGACAAAAGAAATGACAGTAAGAGAGTTTATTGAGCGGATTGCAGATGTTTGTAGATACATAAATATATAGGAATAAAATAAGACGGCAGATTTGAATAAACTTGGTTGGGAGATGATTAAATGAATCTTAGAAAAGCTACACTAACCGACTATGGAGTGCCGCCGGACGATATACCGGCGCTTCAAAGTCATTTTAGACACCTTGACGAGAATGACAAGTACAATCTTCTGCAAGTGTCAATCAAATATGCGCCAGGCATAGAATCACAGATATACGACAGCATAGTGAACTGCATAGGATACCGGACTATGGAACGATTCCGAGATATGCCGGTATCTGAAAATGATTTCTACGGATACAAGCGCAGGACTATGGCAGAATACTATCACTTGGCAAAATTGACCGGAAGATTATAAAGTTGATAAAAACTAAAAGTGGTGTAGAGGTACATAACCCCTAGTGTGGTATTATAGTGTATATAACTATAGCTATGCTAGGGGATTTTATGTTTGGAGGTGAGAACGTGGGAATGCCAATGGGGAAACCGCCCATGTATAAAACAGTAGATGAAATTGAAGAAAAAATTGAAAAATATTTTAAGGATTGTAAAGGGTATCCTTTAACTGATAGCAAAGGCAAGCAAATGTTTAATAAATTCGGATCTCCCGTTTTTATAGACGTTCACCCTCCGACCGTTACAGGACTTGCTCTGGCCCTTGGATTTACAAGCAGACAGGCTCTTTTAAACTATCAAGCAAAACCAGAGTTTGTTGACACGATTACGCGCGCGAAAGCCAGAGTGGAACAGTACGCAGAGGAAAGGTTATTTGATCGTGACGGTTCAAATGGTGCTCAGTTCAGTTTGAGAAACAACTTTAAAGGATGGGATGCTGACAAGAAAAATGATGATTATGGAGATGGAAAGATTACGATTGTAAATAATATTCCAAGGCCAGAGAAACAGAATGAATGAGAATCCGATTAATCTGAATGAAATTATAGCTCCTGCCTTTTACAATGTGTTCTGGGACATTTTGGACGGAAAACACACCTATTATGATTTGTATGGTGGACGTGGATCAACTAAATCATCTTTTGTAGGTGTTATGATTCCTTTCCTGATGATGCAGGACGCAGAGAACGGCATAATGTCAAATGCTGTTATTTTCCGTAAGGTTGGAAATACGCTTCGAGAATCCGTTTATGAACAGATAGCATGGGGAATTGACGCGCTCGGAGTCAATGAACTATGGGACACCAGCGTAAGCCCTATGCAGTACACTTATAAGCCTACTGGACAGAAAATCATATTCAGAGGGCTGGACAAGGCGAAAAAGACTAAATCTATTAAAGCAAGCAAGGGATATTTCAAGTATCTCTGGTTCGAGGAACTTGACGAATTTTCGGGCATTGAAGAAATTCGTACAGTGCAGCAGTCAGTCCTTCGAGGTGGCAGTAAGTTTGTTGTATTTAAGACATTCAATCCGCCAATTAGCCGGAGCAACTGGGCGAATGTGTATGTAGAAGAACCACGAGACGACAGCTACAGGCACAAGAGTGATTACAGATCAGTTCCTGTTGAATGGCTTGGTCAACAATTCCTTGATGATGCGGAACATCTCAAAAAGACAAATCCAAGAGCCTATCAGCATGAATACCTTGGATTACCTGTCGGACTCGGTACAAATATCTTTGAGCTGTTGGAAATCCGAACGATTCCAGACGAAGAAATTCAGAAGTATCAAAGCGTCTATCAGGGACAAGACTGGGGATGGTATCCGGATCCCAAAGCGTTTATTCGTGTGGCTTATGTACCTAATCAGGAAAAAGTTTTTTTATTAGACGAGCTTGGAGGCTCCAAGATAAGAAACAAGGAAATGGCTAACCAGATAAAGAAAAAAGGATATGATGATTATTCAATATCTTGCGGAGTTGATGAAGAAGAAAGTATTATTGACTTCCGAGATGCAGGGCTTCCAGCACGTAGGGCCATTGTTACACCGGGAAGCCGTAAATATACGTTTGAGTGGCTACAGTGTCGAACGTTGGTTATTGATCCGGCACGAACGCCTAGAGCATACAAGGAAATTATCAATTATGAGCATGAAGTAGATAGCAATGGAGAAGTGATTGCAGATTATCCAGATGGCAACGATCACTGGATAGATTCTCTCAGATACGCAACCAGTCCATTGTCCATGAGAAGAGGACATAGCGCATAATGAATAGCAAAGAAAAAATATCTAAATGTTTGGAAATTCTGGACAAATTCCAGTTCTTCCAAGGACAAAGAACTGGAAGAGAATTGTGGAATGATAAACCGGCAGAGATACAGGACGAAGATATAAAGAATTTTAATAAAGACATAGAATTTATCAGAAATGTGCTGAAATCAGCTAATTCAGGTGATTAAATGGGACTTATAACAACACTAAAAAGGTGGTTTAACATGATATTCAAAAAACAAGCCGAAGAGGACTTTAACATCCAGGCAGCAGAATTTCCAGAGATGGAATCACTGATTAACCGGTGCGCGAACATTTACAGAGGTACGCCGGAATGGCTGGATGATAAGAATAATATCAAGACGATCAATTTTGCTAAATCTGTCTGCTCAGAAACAGCTCGGCTCGCAACGCTGGCGATCGGCATTCAGATAGACGGTTCTGCAAGGGCTACGTGGCTACAGGAACAGATCGACAAGGTATATTTTCAAATCCGTCACTGGGTAGAATATGGCTGTGCTTATGGAACAGTATTTATTAAGCCAAATGGTGAAAGCATTGACGTATTTACTCCGGCAGATGTGATGATCGTGGACTATGATAATCAGGAAATTAAGGGAATCATATTCAAGGATTCTTATACTGTTGGACGGAAATACTATACACGGCTTGAATATCATAGATTTGTTGAGACTACCGTGGATGGCGTGACGACCTATCCGTACTACGTTTCTAATAGAGCCTATGTGTCAAAATCCCCTCAGTCAATCGGCGATAAGATTGACCTTAAACAGACCAAATGGGCTGACCTTATGGCAGATACGCCGCCGATTCTCAAGGCAAATGGAGAGAAGCTGGACGGGCCTCTGTACGGAGTACTGCGGACGCCGCAAGCGAATAACGTGGATATTAATGCACCATTGGGATTGCCGATTTTTGCCGAAGCTATCGAGGAGTTAAAAGACCTCGACATTGCATACAGCCGTAATGCCAGAGAAATATTTGATTCTCAGAAAATTGTCCTGGCAGATGATAGACTGCTGATGCCAAACGGTACGCCTATGTCAGCCATGTCGCCACAGGGCATGGAGAGCAGGCGCAATGAGATGAGGTTACCGCACTTTGTTAAGAATGTATTCGGTCAGGACGCGAAAGAATTCTACCAAGAAATCAATCCGCAACTCAACACAGATACCCGTATAAGCGGCATAAATGCCCTTTTAAGCCAGTTGGGGTACAAGATTGGATTCTCTAATGGGTATTTCGTATTCAACGAATCTAGCGGCATTCAGACGGCTACAGGAGTAGAAGCGGAACAGCAGAGGACAGTGCAGTTTATTAAAGACGTTCGAGACAAATTAGAATCCTGTCTGGATGAAGTTATTTACGCATTGAACGTTTATGCTGACCTGTACGGGCTTGCGCCTGTTGGAGCATATGAAGTCAATTATGATTTCGGAGACATTCTCTATGTTAGAGAAAACGACCGTGCAAGATGGTGGCAGTATGTGACCACTGGCAAGGTTCCGGCATGGTTGTATTTCGTGAAGTTTGAAGGAATGACTGAGGAAGAAGCAAAAGCAATGGTCGAAGAAGCTCAGCCAGACGAACCGAAATTATTTGGAGAGGAGTAAGAAGATGGCAGACAAACCAGTAACAAGGGAAGAAAAATATCTTGCGTACTTGACAGGTGATTATAAAGGCGAACTCCCAAAGCCGATCACGCGAAAAGAAAAGTATTTATACGAATTATGTTTAAAAGGAATAGGCGGGGAGATTCCGCCGGAAGAAATCAAAAACGCAGTAAATGAGTACCTTGAAAAGAATCCAGTCAAACCCGGAGCCACCACAGAACAGGCGCAGCAGATTGAGCAGAATAAGACGGATATTGGTTCACTAAAGGAAGATATAGGTGAGATTTCTAAAAAGCAAGGGTATCTAAGCAGTTATGTCACGGACAGTACTATAAAAATTGATAATGAAATTTATGATGTCACGACTATTATAGATGAACTGTTAAAAAAGGATGTAAAAAAAATAGTAGTAGATGTTGATTGCTATGTTCAGAAATCAATTATTCCGAATAATGGAATAGAAATAGTCGGAAATGGTAAAAGCGTTATTTATTTTGAATCTGGAGATGGATTTAATTTTACAGAGGGTAGCAGCAACACATCCATACATGATTTAATAATAAAGGGATATAACATACAAGATGATGTAAAGGTTAAAGATAACTGGATCATCAACATATCAAGTGATTTACATAATGTCAAATTGTACAACTTGGATATAGAGAGCGGTTATAACGGTATAAAGATAAATGGATGGATAAATAATTATCAAAATATAATTGTTAGTTATTTTAAAGGAATTGGCGTTTATATTGGAAGAAGTGACAACACTTTTAACACTTTTTATATAAACGGTTGCCGAAAAGAGGGTTTATATATTTCATCCAGTAATAACAGAATTGATAATATAAAGATATTATCATGCGGGGAAAATTCTGATTCTTCTTGTTTTTTTAAAGGTAATAGGAATACTATATCGAATGTAGAGATTCAAGATATATATAACAAATGTGCGATATTCAAGGATTTTAATAATAATATATTAAACATTAACTTAGATGGGATAAGAACACACATTACGGACGACGCATCAATCGTACTTGCTGAATTTGTAAATTGTAGCAGAAATGTTATCAATTTAATTTCATCAAAGTATGGTTCTAGCGTTAATGACTCGTCCAAGGACGATATTATAAGTTTAAATAGCAATTGTAATACCAATTCATTGATATTATCATCATTGAAAGTCGCATTGCAGGATGGTGGAGTGAAAAATAACATAACGGTGTTAAAAAACGATATTGTTAGTTACAATATTGATAAAATTTTGACTCTGGAAGAAACATACAGTGCAAAAAAACCGACAAAGATTAATTATGTTAAGTGTACTAATGTATCTAATGAATATAGCGATGCTATGTACGCTTTTAAAAATAGTGGAGATGTTACATACAGCGGGATTAGGTTCACGTTAAAAGAAAAACAGAAACTTTTTTGTGTGGTGGTCTTATCTTCAAACACCGCCTATACTGAGCAAACAAAAGCAACTCTTATGTTAACTGATCAACAAGACAATGTAAATGGTACTAAAAGTATCGGAAATCTTGAAAATAACCAAGTTCTTACTTTAATAGGGGCTGATGATGCATCACTTTTTTCATGGGCCGTATTAAATAACACGATGAATTCAAGCACGATAACGAAAATTAAGTATATAGGTTTTTTTGATTTTAAGAATTATTCTGCCATAATGTCTGATATTATTAATTAGTGAATAGTAACTAAAGAGGGCGGTACTGGTGATAGCAATAGATATGAGGAAATCCCTGTATTTACACAATGTCATTAACTTTAGAAATATTGCTCATTGGAGACATAATTATCATGGGCACTGATAATGTATTTAGAAAGCTGTCATTTAATGAAGGCGGTACTATCTCATGGACAGATGTGTCAGCAGATTATGCTGATTATATCAATTAAAACAAGGAAAAGTATATGGATGAAAATATAGATAATGCTTTTGGAAAAAACGTAAAATTCAAAGGTGACGCCTTCGGCGTTAAGGATTCGTTTAATACAGATAAGGATTTTTTAAAAAAAACAGTTACAAAAGAAACGAACTGCGTAGGTGAGCTAATCATTGATATTACTGATAAAAAAGCTAAAATGCAGTAATTTTTTAAGAACTAGTTAACTAAATCAGAAGCATTTCAGTATTACTAATATATACTAAGATATACCAGTAATACCGAAACAAACAGGAATCAATCATGTTTCTCAAACCATCAAAAAAACTAAAACATGTACCACGACTTTTGACGAAAGAGGTGATATGCTATACTTAGTCCAGAATATTTACGTCGGATAACAGAGGGCAGTGAACAGATTGCCGAAGAACTACATCAGTATATCGTCTCTGAGATTGTGTCAAGAATGATGGCAAGAATCGGCAGGGGTGAGGATTATATCCTGACCAATGCTGATGCGTGGAGAATCAGAACACTACAGGAATCCGGCGAACTGCTAGAAGACATTCTGGCAGAATTATCCAAATACACCAAACGTGAACAGTGGGAACTTCTTGAAGCGTTTGAAGATGCCGGAATCACTGCAATGAACTATGATGACAAGGTATACAAGGCGGCAGGATTAAGCCCTGTGCCGCTTGAGCAGTCTCCATCTATGATAAGGCTCATGGAACGGAATATGCTTGCAACCATGGGCGAGTGGAAGAACTTCACACGGACAACTGCAAGTGCCGCTCAGAGGCTCTATATTGAACAATGCGACCTTGCATATAACCATGTGATGACTGGGGCGGTTGGGTATACGCAAGCCATCAAAGAGGCAGTTAATAACGTTGTGAGTGATGGTGTTACCGTCACATACCCATCTGGCAGAAAAGACACGATTGAAACAGCAGTAGCACGTTCTGTCAGAACCGGTGTGGCACAGGCTACGGGAGATATATCTCTCAAGCGCATGGAAGAAATGAACTGGGATTTAGTTCTGGTCAGTGCTCACATAGGAGCCAGAACGGGAGACGGCGGCGAGAATCCGGGCAATCACTCATGGTGGCAAGGTAAGATATACTCTCGTTCTGGCAAGAGTAAGAAATTTCCGCCGTTCTCATTGACCGGATACGGAACAGCAAGTGGACTGTCAGGCGTCAACTGTCGGCATAGTTTTGGAGCCAGTGATGGAGAATTTAATCCTTATGCAGAACTATCGGCACAGGACAAAGCTGACAAAGGAAAGCGGTATGAAAAGGAACAGCGGCAACGTACTTACGAGCGAAGAATCCGCAAAACAAAGCGTGAGGTTCTTGGACTGCAAGCAGGAGTCGATAATGCACCGAATGAAAAGGCGAAATTCGCCCTCCAACAAGACCTTGACCGGAAGTCTTATCTTTTGCAGAAACAAAATGCTGCATATAAGGATTACTGCAAGCAGAATAATCTGAGAGAACTGCAAGACCGGCTTATGATAGCTAAATGGAACCGCCAGAACGCCGCAAAAGTCAGAGGAGCGGCGAAACGATATAAAATAGCAAAGGGGATTGACTGATGGATAGATGGGAATTTTTCAATCCAAATCCTGCTGGGAATCGAGTCGGAGATTGCGTTGTCCGGGCAATATGCAAAGCAACCGGCTTCGACTGGGAAACGGTATTCACCGGATTAATGATACAGGCATGTGCTCTGTCAGATATGCCATCAGCTAATTACGTTTGGGGAGCGTACCTCTATAAACGTGGGTACAGGCGCAAACTGATTGAACAATCAGAGCGATATATCTATACAGTCAACGACTTTTGCACAGACCATCCGACAGGCACGTACATTCTCTGCATAGATGGTCATGTGGTGACAGTACAAGAGGGCAAATATTTCGATACATGGGATAGCGGTAATGAGATTCCGGTATATTACTGGGAAAAGGAGTAGCTAAATGAGCATATCAGAATTTGTACAGATTTTCCTCTCGATTTGCGGAGGGGTGTCCATTGTCGGAGGGGCGGCAGCCGTAATTTTTAAGTGGATTACTCCGGCATTTCGGCTCAACAAGCGAGTTGAGACACTGGAAGAACATGATAGACGAGATTATGAAAGTCTTCGGAGAATTGCAGAACGTGATTCGTTGATTCTGGAAGTGTTGTCGACCATGTTGGACAGTCAGATCAGTGGGAATAATGTGGAGGAATTAAAAAAAACAAAACAGAAGCTTACAAATTATCTTGCACAGAATCAACGTTAATTGCATTAATAAGGGGTATGCTCATGAAGTTATATGTGTTCACAAAGAAAGATATAGACAGATTCTTGATAGAGTGTAATTTTACACCGGACGAAGAAAGACTGTTCCGGCTGAGATGTAAGGAATATACGCTCGAATACTGCGCTGAACAGATGAATGTGAGTATATCCACGGCGAAACGGTTAAGCCGGAGGGTGAATAATAAAATAATTAAAGTGTGTTGATACTTTTTAGACACTAATTAGAGCCAGAAACGAACTGTTTCCGGTTCTTTTTTTATGCAAAAATATAACCAGAAAGGTGGTGCATAAGATGGCATTATACAACAATCCTTATCAATATAGTTTTGGCGTTCCGGGGCAGATGAATCAGTTCCAGCAACAGCCTGTCCAGATGCCAGCTCAACCAGTACAGCAACCTCAGCAGAATAATAACGGAATCCTGTGGGTATCTGGAGAAGTAGGCGCAAAATCCTATCTGGTAGCACCCGGGACAAGTGTTTTACTGATGGATAGTGAAAGTGAAAAGTTCTACATAAAATCCACAGACGTTTCCGGTATGCCACAGCCATTACGGACGTTTGAGTACCACGAAATAGGCACTCAGATGCCACCTAAACAGCCTGCTCAGAACATGGACAGTAAATATGTCACCAGACAGGAATATGACGATTTAAAGGGCAAATACGAAGCTATTATAAACCGATTAAATTCTTTTTCTGAACCTGTTAGAGCTAATACCGCACAGGAATCAGCAGTCAAGGGAGGAAACGCAGATGAGTAATCCATTATTCAATGCCCTCGGTGGTGGGATGTCACAGGGAAACGGGCCAATGCAGATGATACAGCAGTTCATGCAATTTAGACAGAATTTTAAGGGAGACCCGAAGGAAGAAGTCCAGAAGATGTTACAGTCTGGGAAGATTTCTCAGCAACAGCTTAATCAAGTTCAGCAGATGGCGGGACAGTTTCAACACATGCTGAAAGGAATGAAATAGTACATTACAATCTGGCCAGATTGATGTAAATACACAATAAAGGAGATTATAACTATGGATGGAAATTATAGCTTAGCAGATATTGCCGCCGCTACTGGAAACGGTAGAAATAATGACGGCATGTTTGGCGGAGATGGTAGCTGGTGGATTATTGTTTTATTCATTTTTGCTTTCTTCGGATGGGGAAACAACGGCTGGGGCAATAATGGCAATGGCGGCGGATATGCAGCCACAGCAGCTACTCAGGCAGACATTCAGAGAGGATTCGACAATTCAGCGGTAATCAGCAAACTTGATGGAATCAACAGTGGCCTGTGCGATGGTTTTTATGCCATGAATAATGGTATGCTTACCGGATTCAATGGAATCAACACAAACATCATGCAGACCGGCTTTGGAATCCAGCAGGCAATCAATGCTGATACTGTAGCAAACATGCAGAACACCAATGCTTTACAGGCACAGCTTGCGAACTGCTGTTGCGAAACCAGGGAAGCTATCCAGGGTGTAAATTACAATATGGCACAGAACACCTGTGCACTGCAGAACACTATGAACAGCAACACAAGAGATATTATCGACAGCCAGAACGCAGGAACAAGAGCCATTCTTGACTACCTTTGCAATGAAAAGATTTCTAACTTGCAGGCTGAAAACAATGACCTCAGACGTGCTGCTTCTCAGGATCGCCAGAGTGCGTTACTCACAACCGCAATGGCTTCTCAGACACAGCAGCTCATTAATGCGATTAATCCAGCACCGATTCCGGCATATCAGGTTCCTAACCCGAACACATATTACGGATGCGGATGCAACACCGGATGTAATTGCTGATAACTTCATATCGAGAGTATCTTTCGATTGATTCGAATGTCGGCTTATGCCGTATTACACAGAGGGGCAGGCTGAGACCTGTCCTTTTGTGATATGAAAGGGGTAAAAATTATGGCAGAATTTACAAATGTAGCTGCTCAGACGGTAGCAGCAAATGGAAACGTAGTGTTTTCAAACACAGCAGTTAAAGGTTCTAACTGCATTCAGCACAGAGAGGGAAGTGGAATTATTACGCTGAGAGGACTTACTAGCCAGTGCAAAGCGAGATTCTTTGTGGATTTTTCTGGTAATATCGCAATTCCAACAGGCGGTACTGTTGAAGCTATTTCTCTGGCTATTGCAATCTCTGGTGAGCCGGTATTATCTTCACAGATGATCTCCACACCGGCAGCAGTAGACCAGTACAATAATGTGTCCTCTGGTATCTATATTGATGTACCTCGCGGATGTTGCGTTAATATCGCGGTAGAGAACACAAGCGATCAGGCAATTTCTGTTGCGAACGCAAACATTGTCGTAACCAGAGAAGCGTAGGAGGTGTGATTATGAGAGACATTAAGGATTTATGTGCAAGAATCGAAGACGAGCTGTCCAAAATCGCTGACAGTGGACTGACCACTGGAAATCTGGAAATGACATACAAACTGATTGATATGTATAAAGATATCAAGAATACGTATTACTGGGACAAGAAAGTGGAATATTACAACACTGTCCTTGATGAGATGCGTAGCGGCTACAATGACGATTACAGCGAACGTGGAAGAAAGCGTGATAGCATGGGGAGATACAGCGCAAATGACGGCAGAATGATGCCGGATTATGACCGAGGCAGTTCTTATGCCAGACGTGGTGAGCATTATGTTAGAGGACATTACAGCCGCTCTGACGGACGAGATGCTTATGACGACTATATGACACAGAAACAGAGCTATCGTTCCGGCAAGTCTGAAGACTGCAAAAGAAAGATGCTCGCCGCATTGGAAGAACATCTGGACGAACTTACAACAGAAATGAGTGATATGTCCAAGGATGCAGAGTGCCGGGAAGAACGTGATCTTGTCAAGAGATACGTAGAAAAACTCCGTGATATGCTCTAAAAACACAAAAGTGGTAGAGAGGTAGTTAAAAGAAATCTGTTATAATGTAATTGTGCAGCAGGAAGCACAAGTAAAACGGTTGTTTTTGACATTTTCGTTTTAATCCTCCTTCCTTTAATTTAGTAGCTGGTACGCACGCTTTAACGGAAAGTTGAACAGGTTCGAATCCTGTCGTGCGTATTTGCCATCTGGCACGCAAGATGGCTCACCTCCTTGATTAAGGTTTTTGTTATTCATACTTTTCTTTTAAAAAAGAAATAAATATCCGAAACAACTCGTGGCAGGCATGACACGTTAAACACCTTGCTAACCCGGGAATCCGGGTTATGTGGAATGTACGCTAGTGGAAAACTGACAGAGTCGCACTCTGGTCTCCGGTTCGATTCCGGGCGCTCCGCTTTAATCCGCTTAGAGTTAAGCTGTTTGTATACAGGTGGTCTATGTCTCAGGTGGATTTACGCTATAGCGAAAGAAGTGAAATTCACCCCAGTTTCTTTTTAGAGGGTTGGCCGTTATAGGCGGCATGGAATGTAGCTCAGTGGTAGATCGCACTGTAAATGTGAGGTCGCAGGTTCGATTCCTGCCTTTCCGATTACCTTGCCAGTGGTCTAACTGGCTTAATCCATTTACCTGCGGCGGCAGGTCAATAAACACGACCAGGAGGATGTTATGCAGAAACTTATTGACACTTTAAAATCATTTGGAATTGAAATCCCGGAGGATAAACAGGCAGATGTAAAGAAAGCACTCTCTGAGAATTACAAGAATGCAAAGGAAGTTGCAAAAACTCTGTCAAAAGTCGAGGGAGAACGTGATGACTGGAAAGTACGTGCTGAGACAGCAGAAGAAACCTTAAAAAGTTTTGACGGTATCGACCCGGCAAATATTAAAAGCGAGTTAGAGACTTGGAAACAGAAAGCGGCAGATGCAGAGAAAGAATTCAATGCAAAAATCTACGACCGTGATTTCTCGGATGCTCTGAAAGTGGCACTCGATGACGTTAAGTTTTCCAGCGAAGCGGCAAAGAAATCAGTCATGGCAGACATCAAAGAAGCAGGATTAAAGCTGAAAGACGGCAAAATTCTCGGATTAAATGATCTGATTGAGCAGATGAAACAGTCTGATGCATCCGCTTTTGTGGACGAATCTCAGCAGCAGGCTCAGCAGAACCAGGCAAGATTTACCACTCACGTTGGACAGCAGCAGACACCGGGAAGTATGACCAAAAAAGATATCGAAGCGATCAAAGACCCGTCCGAGAGACAGGCTGCAATTGCTCAGAATATCCAGTTATTCCAGTGATTTTTACACCGACTATACACCAGAGTATAGCCGCTAACCCAATACCTTAACAATTATGGGTAGAAAGGATTTTTTATGCCAGCAAAAACAAATCTTATTATAACTAATGATATCCAGGTAACGGCACGTGAGATTGATTTTGTTACCAGATTCGAAAGAAACTGGGAACACTTGCGTGAGATTCTGGGTATCATGAGACCTATCAAAAAGCAGCCGGGTGCTGTACTCAAGTCCAAATACGCAGAGGGTACTTTACAGCGTGGAAATGTTGGTGAGGGTGAGGAAATCCCTTACAGCAAGTTTACCGTAAAAGAAAAGACCTATGCGGAAATGACTATCGAAAAGTACGCAAAGGCTGTATCTATCGAAGCAATCAAGGACCACGGTTATGAGAACGCCGTTCAGATGACTGATGATGAATTCCTTTTCCAGCTTCAGACTGATATTACCGGCAGATTTTACGACTATCTGAAAACCGGTACACTTACTTCCACAGAAACTACATTCCAGATGGCTCTGGCAATGGCTAAGGGTCGAGTAGAAAACAAATTCAAGCAGATGCACAGAAATGTGACTGGTGTTGTTGGATTTGTGAATATTCTGGACGTATATGAATATCTCGGAGCAGCTGAGATTACTATTCAGAACCAGTTCGGATTCCAGTATATGAAGGATTTTATGGGATTCAACACAATCTTTTTACTGTCTGACAGCGAAATCCCGAGAGGACAGGTTATTGCTACTCCTGTTGAGAACATTGTCCTGTACTATGTAGACCCGAACGAATCTGACTTCGCAAGAGCAGGACTTGTATACACCGTATCTGGTGAGACAAACCTGATCGGATTCCACACTCAGGGCAACTATCACACAGCAGTGTCCGAAGCGTTCGCAGTTATGGGACTTACTCTTTTTGCGGAGTACATTGACGCAATCGCAGTAATCACCATTGATGAGACACCAACACTTGGTACTCTGACAGTAACATCTGCGGCAGGAACAGTAACTGGTGATACAAAAATCACTGTAAATCCGGCTAAGGAAAACTCCAACAACGTATACAAATACAAAGTTGCAACAGACGCAGTAACTGTTGGATATGGACAGAACCTCAGGAACTGGACTTCTTGGGACGGAAAAGCTGACATCAAGGCGGCAACCGGACAGAAGATCACAGTAGTTGAGTGCGATGGAACATACAAGGCACTGAATGCCGGAAGTGCGAGCGTAACAGCAAAATCATAAACACAGGAGGTAACTGGCATGGCTTACGCAGATTATAAATTCTATACAGAATCATTCGGCAATGTCGTGCCAGAAGCTGACTTTCCACGACTGGCAGAAAGAGCCAGTGATTTTGTGGACACAATGACGTTTGATAGACTGGTGGATGGGCTGCCAACAAATGAACGCTCACAGAAGCGCATCAAAAAGGCAGTTTGTTCATTAGCTGAATTAATGTATCAGATTGAACTTGCTGAGAAGAACGCAATCAATCAGGCTTCGACAAATCTTACCGACACAAATGTCGGGAACATCAAAGCCGGTGCAGTAACCTCTGTATCCTCCGGCAGTGAATCCATTTCCTACGCCACACCTCAGCAGATTGGAGCGAGTGCAAAGGAATGGAGTGCGGTATATGCCGCCGCCGGAGATGCACAGAAAACGAACGACTTGCTTCTTAAGACAGCTTTGCCGCTTCTGATGGGAGTAAGGACGGATGATGGAATACCAATATTGTATGCAGGAGTGTGATAGAAATGATGGAATTAAAACAGACTGTTGAAATGATGAATAGTGCAGATTACAAGGAACGCTTTAAGGCAGAGTATATGCAGGTGGTTATTCGATATAAGAAACTTGCGAATATGCTTGAAAAATGGGATAAAGGAGAACTCCCATTTACTCCTACTTGTCCGAGAAGTACTTACAATATGCAGGTAAGAGCAATGACGGATTATATTGCAGTTCTGGAAGCAAGGGCAGTTATGGAAAATGTGAATCTGGAGGACTAAGCTATGGACATTTCAACATTAGGCTCATGTATAGCAATCGTTATGATTTGCTACATCGTAGGAATGGGCTGTAAAGCATCAAAAAGAATCTCTGATGAATGGATTCCAGTGATCATGGCGGTTATTGGTGGCATTCTCGGAGCTGTCGGGATGGGAGTTATCCCGGACTTCCCGGCAACGGATTATATCACAGCGGTTGCGGTCGGTATGTTTAACGGATTATCGGCTACTGGCGTGAATCAGATTATTAAGCAGACAACGCAGAAAGAATAATATTAAGGAGAGGGTATCATGTACGAAAAAACGGTGACGATTTTTGACTATTACGAATCAGCCACGACAGGAGATGCGTACTGGTATCCTCACGTGCTATCCGGCGTTGATCTCATTACGGACAAGGGAGCAATCCTTAAAAAGTACGGACCAGACGCAACTGACAACGCACAGTTGCACGTTCGTTATGCTGTTCAGAACGGTGATATAACCATTACCGATAAAGATGGCAAGATTCTCCCATGGGTGCCTTCGAAGGAGTGGAAAAGGCAGATTAACAATGCTCTGGAAGATACTATCACATTCTCGGACGAATCATTCTTTTGGGAGGGTGAATGGGCTGGTGGAGCAGTAACTGATGGTGATTATCGAAACGGATTCTACCAGTACATGAACGAGAACAAGGATAACGTGTTTAAGGTTACCAGTGTAGGCGGTCCGTACACACTGATTCCACACTTTGAGATTTTGGGTAAGTGATATGAGTAAAATTCATCATTTCAAAGGATTCTCCATAGTCGATGGAGATATGAAAATCAAACTGAATATGGACAGGTTCTCAAGGCAGTATCAAGAAGCCCAGTATCTCCTTGATGGAATGGTTATGGACAGTATGGTGCCGTTTATGCCGATGATTACAGGGGACTTTATCAACCGAACAAGAGTTGAGAGTACATCCTTACAAGGAACTGGGAAAGTATGCGCGGCGGCGGCTCCTTATGGACGTTTTCTGTACGAGGGGAAAGGAATGGTTGATGAAGCAACTGGAAGTCCCTACGCAAGACGTGGAGCAAAGAAAGTTCTCGTTAGTCAGTTTTCTGGTCGGACAGCCGCAAAGGAAAATCTTGAATACACCAAACAGGCTCACCCACGGGCACAGGCAAAGTGGTTTGATGCCGCTAAACGGCAATATGGTGACACATGGGTTCGCAAAGTAAAAGCACAGGCAGGAGGTGGCAGGCATAGCAGATAAACCTATCGGAAAAGACGCAACCGGATACGAAATTCTGACAGATGCCATGAAAGCACTTCTGAACCAGTATCCGGGACTGTATGAAAATGAAACAATCAAGTTTGAAGAACTTGGCAAGGAATCAGGAATTGCGTTCTCGGCAGATAATGGAGCTTTGATTTATTCAGAAAAAGAAGATGTTTGTGGCGTAATGCACCAGGTATGCCAGTACCCATTTTACGTGGTATATCGCACAGCATCTGACAAAGAAAGGCAGAAACTATCTGTTCAGAAGTTCCTTGACAATCTCGGTAAATGGATATGCCGGGAACCAGTTATTATAAATGGCTCTGAGACGCGTTTAAATGTGTTTCCAGAGCTTTCGCAGGGGCGAGTGATAAAACGTATCACCCGTGACAACTCCTATGGTTTAGAACCGCAGGAGAGTGGCGTACAGGATTGGTTGTTACCATTGTCGGTGCGCTACGAAAATACTTACGAAGCAATATAACAAGTAACAACCGGCTATCAATTGGAGATAGTCGCTAACCTACACAGCCTTTTAAAGTTATAGGCAGAAAGGACATTTCTATGCCAGTTACAGGAAAAATTGACCGTAAATATATGGCTCATTATATCGATGCAGGTTCTCTCTGTGGAGGACTGACACCGAAGTATGAACGTCTTGGAAAAGATCTGGAAGAGTACAATGTTGAACTCAATCCAGACACCGAAACCTCTAAAAACATTCTTGGAGAATCCACATTCAAACATAACGGCTACGAAGTTTCTTCTGACGCTGATCCATTCTATGCAGACACTACTTCTGATCTGTTTACAGCATTACAGAAGATTGTAGATGGACGTCTCAAAGACGATAACCTCAAAACAAAAGCAGTTGAGGTTCACCTTTGGACAGAAGCCACAGCAGGCAAGTATGAAGCATATCAGCAGGACTGCTACGTTGTGCCGACCTCCTACGGCGGTGATACATCTGGCTATCAGATTCCGTTTACCGTCAATTATACCGGCGAACGAGTAAAAGGAAAATTTGATATCAGTTCCGGCACATTTACAGCTGACAGCGAATAATTTTTAGGAGGATATAGAAAATGGCAAAAACAATTAATACAAACATTGATGATGGATTTCTTCTTTTCACATTCACAAACAAACAGGGTGAAGTGTTCTCTTCATTTAAGCTGAACCCTACCGACATTAACGTTGCAGCAAGAGCGGAAGAATTGGAAACTTTCTTTGAGCAGGCTCAGGAATCTGTTAAAAATGTTTCTTCCAGCAAAGAGATGGCTGAGATTAATAAGCAGATTGAGGACAAAATCAATTATATGCTCGGATATGAAGCATCTAAGGATTTATTTAAAGAACCAATTACCGCAACAACTGTTTTTGGAAATGGTCAGGTATTCGCTTATATCGTCCTTGACAAAATCAATGAAGCACTTACTCCAGAGATTGAAAAGAGAAAGAAAAAAATGCAGGAAGTGGTCAATAAGTACACGGAGAAGTATACAAAATGACCGCCTATGAGTTGCCCACCTCACTAAATATCAGTGGGGTGGATTTTTCTATCAGAACGGATTTTCGAGTAATTATTGACATTCTGGTCGCCATGAATGACCCAGAATTGGACGAACAGGCGAAAGCTGTTGTTATGTTACAGATTTTGTTTGAGGACTGGCAAAGCATACCCCTGGAACATCTTACAGAAGCTTGTCAGAAAGCTTGCGAGTTTATTGATTGTGGTCAATTCGATGATATCCCGAACAAGCCCAAACCCCGTTTGATGGACTGGGAACAGGATGGAGATATGATCGTTCCGGCTGTGAACAAGGTTGCTGGTAAAGAAATCAGATCAGTACCTTATATGCACTGGTGGACGTTTTTTGGATACTTTATGGAATCTGGCGAGTGCCTGTTCAACACCGTAGTTGGAATCCGGTCAAAAAAAGCAAAGGGCGAAAAGTTCGATAAATGGGAAAAGAAATTCTATCAAGAGAATAAAAACATAATTGACATAAAAACACGTCTCAGCGACGAGGAGCAAGCTTATAAAGATAAGCTGAATGAGATGTTGAACCTCAAATAGTTAGGAGGTGGACACATGGCTGCTGATGGCTCAGTCATTATTGATACCAGAATGGACACATCAGGCGTGCAAAACGGCGTATCAGCAATCAGGCAGTCTTTTAACGGACTTGGCAGCGTAGTAAAAAAAATAGGCGTACTGATTGGCGGAGCATTTGCAATTGGGAAACTGGCCCAGTTTGGGAAAGAGTGCGTAGAACTTGGTTCTAATCTGACAGAAGTCCAGAACGTGGTTGATGTTACATTTACAACCATGTCTGATAAGGTCAATGAATTTGCAAAGAATGCCATGACCTCTGCCGGACTGTCAGAGACAATGGCAAAAAGGTATGTTGGAACGTTCGGAGCAATGTCTAAGTCGTTCGGATTCTCCGAAGCACAGGCTTACGACATGTCAACGGCTCTAACGCAGCTGACTGGTGATGTAGCATCATTCTATAACATCAGTCAGGACGAGGCGTATACGAAACTAAAGTCTGTATTTACGGGCGAGACGGAAACATTGAAAGATTTAGGCGTTGTCCTTACGCAAAATGCACTTGACCAGTACGCACTGGCTAATGGCTACGGAAAAACCACATCTGAAATGACTGAACAGGAGAAAGTTGCCCTCCGTTTGGCTTTTGTGCAGAAACAGTTATCGGCTGCATCTGGAGACTTCATTCGTACTTCAGACAGCTGGGCGAATCAGGTGCGAGTGATGAAGTTGCAGCTGCAATCTCTCAAGGCAACAGTTGGACAGGGATTAATTAACCTCTTTACTCCTGTTCTGAAAGTTATCAATATCTTACTCGGTAAGTTAGCAACTCTGGCAAATGCCTTCAAGTCATTTACGGAGTTAATCACCGGAAAGAAATCATCTGGCCAAACAGGTGCGAGTGGTGCAGGTCTTGCCGGGACAGATGCAATAGCTGATACGGCAGACCAATATGGAGATGCTGCCAACAATGCCGAAAAGCTGGCAGATGCGACAAATGATACAGCAGATGCAACTAAGAAAGCTACTAAGGCGGCAAAAGGATATCTTAGTCCTCTTGACGAAATAAATAATTACTCAACGGATAAAAGCACAGATTCATCGTCAAAAGTACCGGGCGCAACCGGCGGACTTGCAGATCAAATGAAAGATGCTGTACAAAATGTTGATTACGGAAAGGTAGCAGAGGGCGAGACGGTTCTTGATAAGATGTCAAAACCGCTAAAAAAGATAATCGACAGATTTAAGCAGCTGGCTAAGTTAATTGCAAAAGGATTCTGGGATGGATTAGGAGATTACGAACCAATTCTTGACGGAATAAAAAAGGATCTCGATTCCATATGGAAATCTTTAAAGGATATCTTCACTGATTCAGAAGTTGCTAAAGCAGCAAATAATTTTTTCGATTCATTCGCATATGCAATTGGACAAGTTGCCGGCTCATTTGCCAGAATCGGATTAACAATTGCGCAAAACATTATAGGCGGAATCGAAAAGTTTTTAAAGCAGAACACGCAAAGAATAAAGAACTATCTGATAGATATGTTCAATATCGGCTCTGAAATTGCACAAATAGGCGGAAACCTTGCAGTTGCTTTTGCTGATGTTTTCTCAGTTTTCGGCGAAGAAACCGCACAGCAGATTACAGCGGATTTAATCGGAATCTTTGCTGAAATCGGAATGGTTCTTACAGAAACGGCTGCAAAACTTGGCAGAGATATCCTTAACATGATTGCACAGCCTTTTATCGACAACAAGGACATTTTGAAGTCAGCAATCGAGGGTAGTCTCGGAGCAATAGAAACCGTAACAAGCGGGGTCTTAACAGTTGTTCAAAACCTTAGTGACGCAATATCGAGGTTATACGATGAACATGTAAAACCGTTCTTTGATTCTATAGCAGATGGACTATCAAGCATATTTGAAACTCTGATAACCGGATATAACACATACATTCTTCCAGTGCTACAAGGACTGGCGGAACAAATCAAAGGGCTGTTAGAGGGACCATTAGGGGACGCGATTTTAAAGATAGAAACATTCCTCGGAAAACTCATTGATTCTCTGAAGCTTCTGTGGGAGTCAGTGTTAGTGCCTTTAATTAACTGGATAATCGCGAATTTACTTCCAGTTGTGGCAGAAATAATTGACGTTGTAGGCATTGTGGCAATCAAAGTCATAAAATCATTAATTAAAATTATTGGTGACGTAGCAGACACACTGAGCGGAATCATTGATTTTCTTGTCGGCGTTTTCACAGGAGACTGGGAACTGGCTTGGCAGGGAATAAAAGAGATTGCGGATGGAGCATGGAGTTTTATCAAAGATGTTGTGTCAGGTGCGTGGGAGGTAATTAAAACCGTAACAAAAGGCGCGTTGAGTATAATAAAGAGTATCATCAGCACTGCTTGGAATGCGATTAAAGCATTGACTTCAACAATCTGGAACGCAATCAAAAAGACACTTTCTGGCCTTTGGAACTCTCTTAAATCCACAGCCAGCACAGTATTTAATGCAATTAAAACTAAAGTCGTAGGCGTATGGGACAGCGTAAAGAACAAGACATCAAAAACATGGGAAAACGTAGCTACGTTCGTGTCTAATAAAGTAGAAGCGATAAAAAATGCTATCACTAATAAGTTTAATGCCGCCAGAGATGCAGTCAGATCTGCATTTGAAGGTATCGTGAATTTCATCAAAGCTCCGATTAATCAGGCAATCAGCATTGTTAATGATGCAATTGGGAAGATCAATAATGCAATTGGCGGAATTGAATCTGCATTTTCTTTCGGGCCTTGGACTATTCAGACGCCGTGGGGGTCAAAGACTATTGGATTTCGTGCAACATTTCCACGTGTCGAAACTCTCCCGTATCTGGCCAGTGGTGCAGTTATTCCACCAAGGTCAGAATTCCTTGCAGTACTAGGTGACCAGAAAAAAGGCAATAACTTAGAAGCACCGGAAAGCCTGTTGCGTCAGATTGTCCGGGAAGAATCAGGAAAAGGACAGGGAGACGGAAATACCTACAATGTTACAGTTAATGCATCTGGCAGAAAACTGTTAGATATTATTATTAGTGAAGCTGAAATGAGAAGAAACCGGAACGGGAAGAACCCATTTGAGTTAGCATAAGGAGAAGAATATGGCGCAGGAACAATTCAAAATAGACAACGTTGTTATAAGAGCACCGGACAGTTACAAACCGGTGTTCGCAACCACTTCTACGGAAGATTCTAAAAGAAGTCAGGATTTGATTATGCACAATACACCAATGGGAACAATTGGTGGGTATGACATGCAATGGGGCGAGCTTACATGGGCTGAAATAGCAACCATACTAAATACTGTACTTAACAAAAGTCAATTCACATTCCACCATAAAGACCCAACTGTTCCGGGAAGATGGATAGACAGAACATTCTACGCATCAAATTTCAACATGGCTGCGCAAACTCTGAAAGATGGGGAAGAAAAGTGGACAGATTTGTCTATTAATGTAAGGAGGATTGAGCCGATTTGATAAATGTATCTACTCAGTTGAAGAAAGAATCTCTTACAAACAGAAATTATTACGTGACAGCAAATGTTACATTGTCAAATGGTACAACTCTTAAGCTAGGCAAAAAAGACTTTTATCTGTCTGGAAATAGTCTCGTAGATTCAGCAGACTCTGGGGACTTCCCGGTGGGTGTAGCAATAGAAAAAACGGCAAGTTTATCATTGGTAAATGATGACGGGCGCTTTGACGGATATAATTTTAACGCCGCAAGGTTTGCTATCTTTCTCAATGTGCAGTTATCCGACAGGATAGAAGCTATAAAGAGAGGTACTTACATTGTGTCGAAAAAGCCTGCAACGGCGAGCGAAATAAGTCTTTCTCTCTTAGATAAAATGCACAATGCTGATAAGACATATGATTCTAACCTGTCTTTTCCTTGTACAGTCAAGGAACTGCTCTCAGAATGCTGCCAGCAATGTGGAATCACTCTTGGAGATGCAGTGTTTCCAAATGCGGATTTTCAGATTCAGAAAGCGCCATCTAATGCGACATACCGTACAATAATCGGAATGTGTGCCGGGATAGCCGGTGGAAATGCAAGAATCGACGAAAATGACTTACTCAGGATTATTACGTTTGATAAGACATTTACCAATACGACTATTTACGATGGTGGAGCAGTAAAGAACTGGACAAATGGTGATGATCTGGATGGCGGCACGCTTAATCCATGGACAATGGGGACTGTGATTGATGGTGGTACGTTAAGCAATAACGATTATCACGCGTTATTTTCAATTCAGAATCTACAATATGACGTAGACGATGTTATTGTAACAGGTGTCAAATATGTAGAAGATGAGACCGAATATATGTCAGGCCAGGACGGCTATGTGATTACTATTGACAATCAGCTATTGTCGGGCAATGCACAGGCAGGAGTCGAAGCTATTGGAAATCAATTAATCGGTTTGCGAATGCGTCCTTTCTCATGTGACGGAATTGCCAACGGATACGCCACTTTCGGCGATCCAGTCGAATTTATTGACACAAAGAATCGTGTTTTTAGATCATTTGCAACTAATGTAGAATTTGTGTTTGGTGGCTCAACATCATGGAACTGTGGCGCAAAGAGTGCTGAAGAAGATGCAAGCGAGTTTATTGGTGGACAGCAGGCAGTGGTAGAACAAGCAAAAAAAGACACAGAGAAAAAGCTATCTGCATATGACGTAAAGCTCAAACAGATGAATGAACTTGCAGCGAACACGCTGGGTTTCTTCTATACAGAGGAAGCACAAGAAGATGGTTCCGTAATTACGTACCGGCATGATAAGCCTACACTTGCTGATTCTAAAGTAATTTATAAAACAAGTGCTGATGGATTCTTCTTGTCAGTAGACGGCGGTCAGACATGGAAAGCCGGCTTTGATAGTAATGGAGATGCCGTTCTGAATATTCTCTATGCCATCGGTATTCAATCAGAATGGATTAACACGAGAGGTTTTACAGCAAAAGACAATAATGGGAATACGACATTAAGAATAGATGCCAACACAGGCGCTGTCACATTAGAGGTTGAAAACTTTACACTGAAAAGTAGAACTATTGAACAGATTGCCAAGGACGTTGTGGATGGGTCAGTTCGTAATGTGACTATCCCGAACTATTATGGCACGTATACACCAACATTGCAGAATTATCCGGCATCTGAGTGGAAAAGTGAAGAATATGAAAAGCATGACGGCTCGATATTCATGAACTTCTCTACAAGCCAGGTATATATGTTTTCTGGGACTGATGGCGCTTGGCGGGAACTGGACGCTGAAAAAATTGTCAATTTTGAAAGAGTTTTTAACGCTTTAACGGATAACGGTAAGCAAGAGGGAATTTATATGCAGAACGGACATCTGTATATAAATGCTTCCTATATTAAGTCCGGCCAGATTTCAGCTGATTTAATTAGCTTGAAAAACATTAATGTTACAAACAGTTCTGGAACATCAACATTTGCGATTGATAACTACGGAAATGTTACGCTCAGACCTGATACATTTGTATTAACAAATGGTGATACAATATATAGTGTTGCGGAAGACAAAGCTTCGACAGCGCTATCAAGTGCAAACAGCTATACAGATAAAGTGCTCAGTGATCTCGACATAGGAAAAATGTCCAAGCAAGAGATTATTAATGTGCTAAGCGATAACAGCAGCAATAAAGGCCTGTATCTATCAAATGGCAATGTGTACATGAATGCCGATTATATTAACACAGGCGAATTAGCAGGATGGAAAGTTGGAATTAAAAAGCTTTCAGCAAGTGGCACGTATGGAGAAGTAATACTAGATGCTTCAACTGGAGAGATCTATTCAGAGACGAATACAGGAATATATGTACCGGGGTACGGGACATTGTATGGAACGCGTATTAGAGGAATCAATCTTTATACAGGAACCGTACATGCAAGTTCAGCCTCGTTTAATAAAAGCGTTTCGGCGAGCAGCGTTTCGGCAGACAGTGTTTCGGCGGACAGTGTTTCGACATCAAAAAAAGTTACAGTAGGTACGCACGTAGAAGCCAGTGGTCATTTCTATAGCATCGGAACGGGGACAGACCTTGCGGATTTAAGTGTCCGAGGGACAAAGAAGAGGATTTTTCCAACAAAAAACTATGGTACACAGGCGTTTTATTGCTACGAAATGGCATCCCCCATGTTTGGAGACATCGGAGAAGCATCCATATCAGAAGACGGCACATGTCTGATAGACATAGATGACATATTCCAAGAATCTACTAATGTAAGGATTGAATATTATGTGTTCTTGCAAAAGGAAGGAGATGGAGATTGTTGGGTAGACCAAAAAGAACAGACATATTTCACTGTAAAAGGTACTCCGGGGCTTAAATTTGCATTTGAAGTCAAAGCGCGTCAAGCTGACTATGAACACATGCGTTTTGCTGATGCAAGTGAAACAGCTTACGATAGGGCAATAGACACAGACATGCCAGAGCCAGACTACAGTAAAAGCCTTGAAATATCAGAACCCGATTACGAAAAAGAGCTTCTTAATAACAGGAAAAAAATTATTGACGAAATGGAGGAAATATCATGAAAAAAATTCTTACAAGTTTTATGAATCTCAGCACTGGAGAAGGAAGTCGCATTGCTTACACCTATTCAGAAGTAGACGAAAGCACAGGAAGTATCATCAGTCAGAACAATAAAGGCAATTTTCTCGTGATGGATGACAGCGTGCAGAAAAATCTTGATTCTGTAAAGAATTACATAAGGAATAATTTCCTTTTATAAGGAGGTAAGTCTAATATGGCCAATACATACACAATACAATTCCGGCGCGGTATGTACTCCGATTTTGATACGTCGAAAATTCGTCCCGGAGAGCCCGTTGCGATTCTTGGCAATGACCCGTCCGTTCCATCTGGTAAAGCCTTATACATTGCATTTGCGGCTAATGATGTAAGGCGGTTGTGTTCCATTGAGGACATTTCAGAGATGGTTAATGCCGGAGAATTCGTTGGTCCACAGGGTCCCAAAGGCGAAAAAGGAGATAAAGGCGCAGATGGTACCGTAACATTTGAATCGTTGACTCCTGAGCAGAAAGAATCACTAAGGGGCATCTCTATCACAGCAGTCAGTATTGACACAGATGGAAATTTGACAATAACATTTTCAGATGGTGATAGTGAAAATGTTGGGAATATTATGGGGCCTCAAGGAGTGCAAGGCCCAAAAGGTGAAAAAGGAGACGTTGGTCCGCAGGGACCAGTTGGTCCGCAAGGCCCGCGAGGAGAAAAGGGCGAACAAGGAAACGACGGAACGTCTCTTAATGTCCTTGGCACAAAAGAATCTGAGACAGACCTCCCCCTGAGTGCAGAGAAGAACGATGCATATTTAATAGACGGAGAAATGTGGGTTTTCGACGGCGCGAATTGGAACAATGCTGGCAAGATTCAGGGGCCGCAGGGGCCAGTTGGTCCGCAAGGTCCAAAGGGTGACCCAGGGCCACAGGGTGTAAAAGGAGACCCCGGAGAAAAAGGAGAGCAGGGAGTACAGGGCCTAAAAGGCGATACTGGGCCGCAAGGTGAACAAGGTCCAGTTGGTCCAAAAGGTGAGCAAGGAGATACTGGTGCGCGAGGAATCACATTCACTCCTGTTGTAGACAGCGAAGGAAACATAAGCTGGAGTAATGACGGAGGACTTGAAAACCCCCAGACAGTAAATATTACCGGGCCGCAAGGCGATACGGGTGCAAAAGGAGATACTGGACCGCAAGGAGAAAAGGGCACTACATTCATTCCAAGTGTAGACACTGATGGAAACATAAGCTGGAGCAACACAGATGGAATCGCCAATCCCGAAACAGTAAACATCAAAGGGCCAAAAGGGGACAAGGGGAGTGATGCGACTGTCCCAATTGCTACAATTGAAATTCTCGGTAAGGTTAAGCCTGACGGCAAGACAACATTCATAGATGAAGACGGAACACTCCACGCAAAAGGCGGTGGCACAACCGTTACTCCCAAGCCCGTAAACAACCCAACGATTGAGAACTTAAATGCATCTGTCACAATTAAATGGCAAGACCCTGAAAACACGGTAATTAGTGGTTCAACATTCTCTACATGGGCTGGCACAAAACTTGTAATGAAAGAAACGGGCTATCCTGCAAATCCAGATGACGGAACGCTTGTGGTTGATAATGCAATTCGAGATAAATACAAAACCACAGGCTATACAGTCACAGGGCTGACAAACGGCAAACAATATTACTTTACACTGTTTCCATATTCTACAGATGGTGTATACAACTACGATGCAGGAAACAGACTTCTCGGCGAACCAAAAGAGGATTTGAAGATTGTCGCATTTGCCGACGGAACAGACGCAGAGATTGAAAAGATGATTGAAGCGCACTACGCAGGCAAAATCAACATTAGCGACTATTGGGCGGTCGGCGACAAGAGAACCATCCATCACAATGCCATGGATGCAACTGGCGTAAGTGAGTCACACAGAGCGAATGATTATGCCTATGTAATTATCGGAATCGAACATGATGACTTAGTGACTGCTATCAATGGCAAGACTAAAGCCGCTATTACAATTCAGACAGAACGTATGTTGTATTTAGACACTACGACAGAATATAACACCTCCTATAATGTATCACATGAATGTGGTTATATAAACGGTTCAAGTACAAATAGTGGTGGTTGGGAAGGCTGTGCAAGACGTACGTGGTGCAATAATGTGTACAAGAAATGTTTGCCTACTTATATTCAGAATATGATGAAGCAGGTCAAGAAGTTGGCATCTGTAGGAAGCCGTAGCAGTACGATTAAAGTCTCAAATGACTATGCATTTTTACCTTCTGAAATTGAGGTTTTTGGCAGTATAAAGTATTCTTTCGCAGGCGAGGGAGAACAGTATCAGTACTTTAAGAACGCAACTGCTAATAGATATAAGAAACCGTACTTTAGCAGTAATTTCGTGTCTGGCCGCTATTGGGAACGTTCGCCTTACTCCAGCAGCGGAAACAAATTCTGTCATGTGGACATGGACGGGGAATCGTACTACAGCGACGTCAGCTACGCTCTTGGTGTTGCCCCCTGCTTATGTATCTAAAATCCTAGCAAAACCCATCTACCGCCGTAAGGCGGTTAAAAGGATTTGCGGTACTATTTTTAATCAAAGGAGATGATAATTGTGGATAAAAAAGAAATTGCAAATATCTACAAAGCCATCAATCGAGTTTCAAACAGGCTGAATGAGATGTCTGAAAAGCTTGACTCGGTGATGCGGATGCTTAATGCGGAATCTAATCGTAAAATTCTGATTAATGGTGATGGTATTGACGGTCTAGCTGAACTTGTATCAACGCATGATTCGGCACTTGATGAACTGGCTACTTTAGTTGCAACAATCAGAGGTGAGAATAATGGTTAAATTTTACGAAGAAAGAGTTATTAATGAATTGAAAAAATGGACAGATGTTCCCGAGTTGTGGAATAAGAAGGTAATTGAAAGGCTTCAAAAGGATGGCTATGTACTGAATGAGGACGGGACAGTAACAGAATCAAAACCAGGGATAGTGAAATAAAATACGTGCAAGGGAGAAAATATGGAAATTAAAGGAATTGACGTATCATCTTATCAGAGTAAGCCAGACTGGGCGAAAGTATCGAATTCTGAAATTAAGTTTGCAATATTGAGAATCCATCAAAAATCTGGAACTGATTCCTCTTTTGAGCATAACTACAAAGGATGCAAGTCAAATGGAATCCTTGTCGGCGGATATAAATACAGTTACGCTCTGACACCGGCACAGGCAATTGATGAAGCTGAGAGCGTAATTTCTGTTCTTGGCGGACGCGGAATGGACTTTCCAATCTTCTACGACCTTGAATGGAGTCAGCAGAGAAACCTTGGAAAACAGGCGATTGAGAATATTGCAGTAGCATTTCTGACCAGAATCAAAAAAGCCGGTTATAAGGTCGGTATCTACTGCAATCTTGATTGGTACAATAACGTTCTGTCAGACACCCTGAAAAAGTACGATTGCTGGATTGCTCGTTATCCGGCTAGTGATAATGGCTCTGTACAGGAAAGATTGCGTCCATCTGTTGGTGTAGGCTGGCAGTATTCCAGTAGAGGAAAAGTATCCGGCATTAGTGGTAACGTTGACATGGATGTATTCTATAAGGATTACAAAGAGGAGGTTTCTGCAATGGATAAAGCTATTGAAAAAGTGATTCTCATTGCAAAAAATGAGATTGGATACCTTGAAAAGAAGAGCAATAGTCAGCTCGACAGTAAGACTGCAAACGCCGGTTCGAACAACTATACGAAGTATTGGCGAGACATTAAGCCATCATATCAAGGACAGCCTTGGTGCGCAGCATTCGTGAGTTGGTGTTTTATGGAAGCATTCGGACAGGAAAAAGCAAAAAAACTGTTGAAGCACTGGCCCTATGTTTACTGCCCAACACTTGGTAATCTGTTTACAAGGAACGCTAATCCAAAGATCGGTGATATTGTAATTTTTTATCATAATGGAACTTTCACCCATACCGGCATCGTAACGGCTGTAATCGGAGACAGGTTCTATACCATCGAGGGAAATACTTCTGGCGCATCTGGAATTATTGCAAATGGCGGCGGTGTCTGCGCAAAGAGTTATCTTAACAGCCAGATGCCCGGAACTAAGTTCTGTACACCAGATTATAGTATTGCATCTGTACCCGCAAAATCTGAAAATGCATTGCCTAATACCGCACAAGCAGGAGAGAAATATATGTTTAATCCAGAAACAGTAAAAGCAGGAGACAAAAATACATCTGTGCTTCTCTTACAG